AGCAATCGCGGCCATTGGCACAAAAGTGTCGGGATTCTTTACAGTGGACTGTCGGAACACTTTACAATATGTGCTGGAAATCCTTACAGTATCCTGTACAGGCATACAGCACTATGGAGGGCACAGAGCATGGGCAAGCGTGTGAGCGGTACCAAGGGCAAGCCGAGCAAAAACAAGGGCAAGGCCAGGCGCCGGGCCAAGCAGGGGCGGCAGTCCTATGCCGAGGCTCTGCGCGCGGCCATGGACCGAGCGGCCACCCCACCACCACCGCAGCCGCCCGAGCGCATGACCTGGCTGGGCAGGGCGCGGCAGCTGGCCGGCCGAGTCCGCGGGGCTCTGCGCGGTGGCTAGGGGCAGCGGCCGGCAGCCGGGCAAGCCCGTCGCCGACATGACGGCGCCGGATGGCCTGACGCCGGCCGAGCTGGAAGTGTGGCGCGAAGTCATCGACGGCACGCCAGCCGACTGGTGGCAGCAGCGGCACCGGGCGACGCTCGCCATGTACTGTGCGCATGTGGTGACCTGGCGCCTGCTGCAAGTGCGCATACGCCAGGCCGAGGCAGAGCTGGGCCAGCCCCAGGCCGTCGGTGTCAACCTGGAGTGGCTGAGCGACCTGTGCGCGCTGCGCGAGCGCGAGGCGCGCGCGGCTCTGTCCCTGGCGACTAAAATGCGCCTGACGCACCAGGCCAGCCGCTCACGCACAAATGACCGTGAGGCCCCCGGCGGCAAGCTCGTGCCACCGTGGGAGCAACCCGAGAATGACGCGGCCGACTGATGGCAACGCGCGAGCAGCAACGCAAGCGCAGGCGTGCGCTATACTCTGAATGGCTTAGGACTGGCCGCAACGCCGCGGCCCTCGCCCGCAAGCATGGCATCACTAAAGTGACCATGGGGCGCCTGCTGGCCAGGGCGAGGGCAGAGCTTGACCAGCCGGCGGCCGAGCCGCAAGGCGCAAGCCCGACTGTGGTGTACTGGCGCGAGCGGCACCGCAAGCATGATGCGCTGACCCAGCAACTAGCCGAGCTGCTTAGGACATGGAAAGCACCACGCCAGTGACCGAGACCGAGGCCCAGCAGGCCGAGCGCTCGCTGTGCTCGCTGCCGGCCGATGTGCGCGTATCGGCTCGGGCTCTGCGCAACGTCGAGTGGATTGAGCGACACCTGCGCGTGCCCGGCGGCAAGCATGTCGGCCGCCGTCTCAGGTTGCGCATGTGGCAGCGGCGCTTCATGCATGCTGCTTACCCTGATGAGGGTTACGTGCGCACCGCAGTCATTAGCATCGCGCGCAAGCGTGGCAAAACGCCATTCGCCGCCATGCTCGTGCTGCTGCACTTGGTCGGCCCCGAGGCCGTGCGAAACGGTGAGCTGTACAGCTCCGCGCAGTCGCGTGACCAGGCCGCCATAGTCTACAAGTACGCCGAGCAAATGCTTCGCATGTCGCCCGAGCTTGACGCATGGTGCACGGTGCGGTCGAGCCGCAAGGAAATACACTGCACCGAGCTGGGCACCACCTACAAGGCGCTGTCAAAAGAGGCCAAAACTAAATACGGTCTCGGGCCGTGTTTCCTGGTGCATGATGAGCTGGGGCAAGTGAAAGGGCCGACCAGCGAGCTGTATGACGCGCTGGAGACTGCGACGCTGGCGCAAGAGCGCCCGCTGTCGCTCATCATTTCCACGCAGGCCGCGAGTGACGCAGACTTGCTATCGCAAATCATCGACACCGCGCAAGAAAGCCCGTCACCCGATACGGTCATCATGCTCGAATACTGCCCGGAAAAACGCGCCGACGGCTCACCCATCGACCTGTACAGCGATGAGGCATTGCAGCTCGCGTATCCCGACATGCATGAGGGCACGCAGAATATAACCGAGCTGCGACTGCAAGCCGACAAGGCTAAGCGTTCACCGTCGGCCGCTGCATCCTATCGCAACCTAGTGCTGAATCAGCGCACCGATGCAACGGTGCCATTTATCGCGCGGGAAGTGTGGGACAGTTGTGGCGCCGCGCCGAAGGCGGCGCCGCCCGGTACAAAATTATTCCTGGGCCTCGACTTGTCGGCAGTCGCTGACCTAACTGCGTGCGTCGCCATTTATGACCTGCTCGGCGTGTGGCAAGTGCTGCCGACATTCTGGCTGCCGAGTGAGCCCCCGCTGCGCGAGCGCGGGCTGCGTGACCGAGCGCCTTATGCGGTGTGGCACGAGCAAGGCCACCTGCTCACCACGCCAGGCAAGGCCATCGAGTATAGCTACGTGGCCGCCTGGCTGTTTGGGCTGTGGCGCCGCAACCAGTTTATGTGCGCATTCGACCGCTGGGCCATGCCGCACCTGCGCCCGTGGCTCAAGGTTGCGGGCTTTTCCCAGCATCAAATTGACACCCGTTTCCTGCCGTTTGGCCAAGGCACAGCAAGCATGTCGCCGGCCTTGCGGGTGCTGGAGACCGACGCCCTAAATGGGCGCCTTGCCCATGGTAAGCACCCCGTGTTGACTATGTGCTCGGCAAATGCGAGAGTCACCGGCACCGATGCGAACAACCGCAAGCTAGACAAGCAGCGCAGCCGCGGCAGAATCGACGGCATGGTGGCACTGACAATGGCCCGCGGTATCGCCGAAAACGAGTCAGGGGCAAAGGTCATACTAGGATGATGCAAGCATGAGCACACAGAGCTGGAGCACGCGAGTACGTCACGACTCTGACGCGACGTGGCAGGAATGGCGTGACGAGTTTATAACCCGGCTCGGTGCTCTTACTGAGCTTGCCGCCGATGAGACAAACATAACCCCCGGCGCAGGCGCTCGCCCCGGCTCAAATACCGAGGGTGGCTACGCAGTGTTCCACCTGAATGACGCATTGCACGGCACTGCGCCTATTTACATTCGTTTTGGATTCGGCACAGCCGGCGGCGCAACTAACCCGCGTGTGCAGGTGACAGTGGGCACGAGCACAAACGGCTCAGGCGTTCTAGGCGGCACAGCTCTGAGCACAATCGCAAACATCGCAACCTTCGGCGTCGGCGAGACTTCTGACACTGCTAAGCAATCTTACTTTTCCGCCAATGAGGGCTTTTTTGGGCTGAATTGGAAAGTACAGGACGGTAACGCCAACGTCGGCTCATTCTTTATTTGCCGCACCTGCGACGCCGACGGCGAGCCCACCGCTGTGGGCGCGATGGCGCACTGGGGCTCAGGCATCAACAGCTCATTGACCAAGCGGCAGGCGTTTAGGTACGCGTCGCCGGCCGCGGCATATACTGCGCAGACCAATATCACCGACGCAGCGCTGGGCATGAATCCGCAGGCACAAAGCTCGACGGTGGTAGGCTCTGACCCGCAAGCTATGCTCGGGTACACAATCACGCCGCGCGTCGAGCCGCTTGCTTACGTGTGCGGAGTGCGTGAGACCGAGGCGGCTGAGGGCAGCACGTTCTCTGTGGCGATGGTCGGCGCTACCGCTCGCACGTTCCTGGTGATGCACGAGCGCTCAGGAAATTTCAGCGCGCAGACTGGCGTAAATACCGAGCTGCGCATGGCGATGCTTTGGGAGTAGCACTCTAATGCCGTTCCTGGGATCACCTGACTTAGACTTCCCGCTTAACCCGTCGGAGCTTATCGGCAATCTGATGCACGGCGGCGAGCCCGCAGTGTTCACCACTCAATGGCTGTCGGCGCCGTCAGGCTCGCAGCTGCTACCCCCACCACCCGAGGGCGACATTGTGTTTATTTGGCAAAGCTCCATCACCGATGAGCTGGGCAACGTGGTGCCGGGCGCGGGCGTCGAGGTACGCAACGCCGACACTAACGGCCTGGTCGCAATCTACAGCAATCGCGCCGGCACCGTCGCGCTGTCAAATCCGTTTACGGCAGACTCGCACGGTTACGCGCGATTCTACGCAGCTCCCGGCACTTACCGCATTCGCGCATTCGGTGGCGGGCAGGAGCGTATATGGTCCGATGTCATCATTGGCGTACCCGTGACGGCAATCATTGAGGCCATTGAGCCCACGCTTACCGCGCAGCAAGCGCAAATCAGCGCGATAGCTGCCGACCTTGGCGTGGTCGAGGATGACCTGGCCGAGCTGCTTGAGACATCGGCGCCGGTTTACCGCGCCGTTGTCGCTGCCGATGGCAGTAACGTGGGATTCCCTGGCGCCTGGTCAACCAGCTACCTGGGCAGCGGGGTATTCCAAGTAACGCACGGATTCGGCACCACTGCATACCACGTGCCCGCCCCGTCGCCGCACATCAATGACGGGCGTGTGCACAGTGCGCAAATCATTTCCAAACTGTCAAACAGTTTCCAGTATCGCCACCATTCGATTTTCGATGAGGCCGACGGCGGCACAGCTGTGCCTCATGATGTTGTGGTATTCGGCCCCACTGCTTAGGAGCACGCCCAAAATGCTGCTGATTCAGAATGCGATTATTCGCCGGCACTCGCCGGCTATCCTGCTGCTCGACTTTTCCACGGGCAAGCCCATGCAGCAGTTTGTGGCCACCGACGGCAAGGCCCCGGCCACCGTCGCCGGCACTGCCATGACAAAGGGCAAGAATCACGGCGGCTATGGCCTCGACCCCCGCGGCATGCAGCGCGGCGCTGAGACCGTGCTGCTGCTCGCCGAGCACGCGCATGATACGCCGCTTGGCATTGTTGACACTCTCACGCAGAGTGACGATGACGTGGCTTTTGCCGCCCACTTTGTGCCGCCCGAGGGCGAGGCCACCGCGTGGCACGCCCGTTACGCCGACGCAATGGCCCGCTACATGCAGGGCCTGCTCCCGGCCGTGTCGGTCGGTTTTGTGCCCGACTTCGCGAGCTTCGATGACTCCGAGGGCTTCCCAATTTTCCGCCAGTGGTCGCTAGTAGAAGTTTCGCTAGTGGCCGCCGGCCTCGACTCGGGCGCGGTCTCGCAGCACGCGCCCGCAGTCACTGCACCGCTCGGTGCCCCGCTGCTCATTCGTTCACCATTCAGGAGCAAGTAGCATGACACTTTCCGAATTGCTGGCGCAGTATCGCGCCCGCAAAACCGAGCTGGCCGCAGCGATGCAGACCCAGCTCGAAGGCACGGTAACCGAGCAGGGCGCGCGCGCCTTGACCGAGGCCGAGCAAACCGCGCATGACGGCTGGGCCGCGGAGCTGGCCGGCGTCGAGCGCCAAATTGCCAATATCGAGACCGCGATGCGAGCGCAAGCCGCGACGGCGGCGCCGATTGCCGACCAGCGCAGAGCGCCTGCGCCGACAATCGTGCGCAAAGACCCGGATGACAAATGGCAAGGCCAGTCATTCGTGCGCATGGTCATCGCGCGCCTGGAGTCGCAGCGCAACCCCGACGCGGGCGGCCCCGCGGTCATCGCGCATCAGCGCTGGGGCAAGTCGCACCCGAACCTGGTCAAGTGGATTCAGGCCACGGTCGGCGGCGGCGGGCTCGGCCTCGAAGGCACAAACCCGGCGTGGGGCGAGGAATTGGTGCAGTACGATACGCGCGCGCGTAATGACTTCATCGAATTCCTGTACAGCCGCACCATTTTCGACCGCATTGGCTTCCGGCAGGTGCCGACCGATATACTCATCAAAGGCCAGGATGGCGCGGCGACGGGTTACTGGGTTGGCCAAGGCAAGGGCATTCCGGTCAGTGCGCTCGATTTCCTATCGGTGCAGTTGACCACGCTCAAGGTTGCCGGCCTCACGGTCATTTCCGAGGAATGGCTGCGACGTGCCGACCCGAGCGGCGAGCTGCTGGTGCGCGACGCACTGGTGGAAGCTCTGCGCCAGGTGGTCGATACAACGGCCTTTGGCGATGACGCGGCCGTGCCCACGGTCAGCCCGGCCGGCTTGCTCGCAGGCGTCGCGCCCATCGCGACGGCCGGCGCAGGCATCGCAGGCGCTCGCGCGGACATTTTTGCGCTCATCAACGCATTCATCAGCGAAAAGAATGAGGAAGGCTTGGCCTGGGTGATGAATCCCGGCCTCGCGCTACAGCTCGCCTCGCTGCGCAATGAATTCGACGTGCGCGCGTTCCCGGCGATCAGCGCCACGGGCGGCACGTTGGAGGGTTACCCGGTATTCACCGGCCACAACGTCGAGGCAGGGCGCCTCATTCTCGCGAAGCCCGGCGACGTGTATCGCATTGATGACCCGAGCATCGAGGTTGCGCTTTCCCGCGAGGCAACCATCGAAATGAGCGACAGCCCGGCCGGCGAAATCATCACGCCGACCAGCATCGCCCTCGCCCAGGTCCCGGTAAACATGTTCCAGACTCACGCCGTGGCCATCAAGGCCGTGCGCTCGGTGAACTTCGCCAAGCGTCGCAGCGGCGCCGTCAAGCATGTCGAGTCGGCCCTGTACTACCCCGAGAGTGCTTAGCCAATGAAGCTACCGAACCCGTTTCGGTGGCTGCTCAAACTGGGGCGCCGTCAAGGCGCCCCAGTCCCTGTGCCAGCTACCACCGCACCACGCGCCGTGCTTGTCGAGCAGGCTTTCCCGAGCAGCATGAGTGGCAGTGGCTGGCATGTCCTTTTCCAGTACCCCGTGCTGTCGCGAGACTTGACGCCGCTTACTGCGCTCGAAATGCTTACGCATTCGCCCGTTTACGCCTGCGTGCGCCAGCTGGCTTTCGACATAGCAAAGCTGCCGCTGCGCACCGTGACGCCGACCACGCGCGCCATTGCTGCGCGAAACTACACAATATGGCTGCCGCGCACTGACGTGCAGTTTGATGCATGGCTGCGCCGGCCGAATCACTATCAAACCCTGTTTGATTTCCTAGTCAGCTGGGTGGTGTCGCTGCTCTTGCATGGCGTCGCCTACGTGCTACTGCGCCGCGATGAGCTGGGCAACGTCGATGCCGCATACGTGCTCGACCCCGGCCTGGTCCGCGAGCGAGTCTCCCAGGAGACCGGCGACTTGTTTTACCAGCTCAAAGCCGACGCGCTAAATGGGCTGGTGTCCGATGTGCTGGTGCCGGCCGAGCAGGTTTTGGCGCACCGCTATTTGCCGCTTAGCTCCCCCCTATGCGGCAGCAGTCCGCTCCTGCCGGCCGGCAACAGCGCCACCATGAAACTGGGCGCGCTGCTCGACGCTCAGGCCGTGCCGCTCGGCGTCATCACTGGCCCCGAGGAAATCAACCAGCAGCAGGCCGATGAAATGGCCGGCCGATGGCTCACTAAATTCGGCGGCGGCTCGAATGAAAACCGCAAGGGCGTCGCGGTGCTTGGGAGTAATTTTAAGTTTGAGCTGGTCTCGCGCAGCGCGCGTGACGCGCAGCTCATCGACTTGGCCAAGTTTGGCGCCGAGGACGTTGCGCGCGCATTCGGCGTGCCGGCGTGGCTCATCGGTGCGGCGACGGCGCCAGCCGGCGACGCCTTGGGCATAGCAATGCAGCACTATTACAGCTCGACGTTGCAGCCCATACTAACGCAAATGGCGCAGCTCCTGACCGGCGGCATTCTCGGTGAGCGCCGGGCGCGTGACCGTATCGAGCATGACCCCATGGGCCTGCTCGCATTCGACCCGCAGGCGCGCGTAGAGTATTACAGCGCAGGCGTCGGCGGCGGCATACTCGCCCCCAATGAGGCCCGCGCGGAGCTTGGCCTAATGCCGGTGCTCGGTGGTGACTCGCCATACTTGCAGCAGCAAAATTTCAGCCTGGCCGACTTGGCCAAGCGCAGCGCGCAGCCTGACCCATTCGGGACCGCTGCGCCCCCTGCGCCAGCTCCTGCCGAGGATGAGCCCGAGGGCGAGCTGCGCATCGGTGAGCAGTCGGTGCCGATGCGCTGGTGTGGCACCTACGTGCAGGGCACTGCATACGCATGCGGCAGCCTGGTGCACCACCATGGCAGCACCTGGCTTGCAATCGCCGAAGGCGCCGCAGGGCCGCCGGGCGATGACCCGCGCAGCTGGGCCATGTTCGCGGCCCGCGGCAAGCAGCCGAAGGCGCGCGCCTGATGGACAGCCTGGCAGTATTCGCGCCGCTGCTCACGCCGCTGCTCACCATGCTTTCGAGCGTGGTCGCTGTGGTGTGGACAGTAGGCGGCATCAAAGCCGACGCCTTGCAGGCTAAGCAAGCAGCCGAGGCCGGCACGGCCGAGCTGCGGCGCGTGCGGCAAGAGCTGCGCAAGCTCGCTGACCGTGTGCTGATACTTGAGACTAAGGTACAAATGGGTGGCCAAGTGGTCACCACCCTGGAGCACAGCGCATGATTACCGACCTTACCCTGGTGAAGTCACACCTACGTGTGACGCACACGGCGCATGATGCGCTGATTACAATGTACATCGAGGCCGTTGAGCTGCTGCTGGCGCAAGAGTACAGCCTGCCCGACGGTGAGACCTGGGTTTATGAAATGGGCGAGGACAACCAGCGCATTTACCAGCTGGCAGTGCTCATGGCCGTTCACAATATGTACATCGACCCCGGCGCAAATCCTATCACCAGCGGCGTGCGCTCGGTGTGCCGGCGCATCATGTTCCCAGTGTTTGGCTCTGCAAATCAGGAGTCAGCGTAGCCATGCCCAAGCATGTGCATGCCGGGCCTATGCGTCACCCCGTGACGTTGCAGCGCCCGCAAAAGATTGCCGACGGGTTTGGCGGCAGCACCATAGCCTGGGAGACCCTGGCCATTGCGTGGGCCGACATAGTGCCGCGGTCGGCCACCGAGCGCGTTGAGGATGAGCGGCTAACGGCGCTCTTTGCGTTCCGCGCGCGCCTGCATGCCATCGACGGCGCCGGCCTGCGTGAGTCCGACGCCGTGCTGTGGAATGACTTAAGGCACGCCATCATCGCAGTGGATGCGTCGAGCCCATACTGGGTGTACCTTGACCTTGAGCGAGGCCGAGCGCCATGAGCTTGCAGCTGGTGCACCAGGCCCTCGCCGAAATCCTGCCCGGCGCCCTGACGCCCGTGCCATGTGCGGCGCACGATGACGTGCCCGACACAACGCTGACCGATCAGCCTGACACGGCGTTCCCGTATATTGTATTCGGGCGCATCACGGTCAGCCCCTACATGCCCGACGACAAAGACACCGGGCACATGACCCAGTATCAGGCCGAAATAGAAATATGGTCACGGTACCGCGGGCGCAAAGAGGCCCACCAGGTCATTGACATACTCGTGGCGCTTCTGCATCGGTTGCATTATGCTTCCGATGAGGGCGAGCTAATTTTTATCCTTGACGGTAGCCAGCCCGTCGAGCTGCAAAGTGATGGCCGAACGCGGCGCGGCTCTGTGACTTTCACGGCCAGGCTACTGCAACCCACTGACTAGGAGACCGAGACCATGACCGAGAATGCAAACGTCGGCCGCGTTACGCGGCTGTACATCAACACCGACCCGCTGAATAGCGAGTCAGAGCCGGCGCTGTTTGCGATGCGTGACAAAACCCTGACGCCCGTCGCAGACTTTCCCGACATCACCGACGACGACGACGACGGGTGGCAGCGTTCGCTCCCAGTACCGACGCGCCGGGGCTTCACTTTCGCCGGCACGTTCACCGCGGGGCGCAGCGACGCCGCGCGAGTGCTGGGCCAGCTGATACTCGAAAACGGCGTGACGCAAATCATTGCCCGAGTCGATGACCCAGTGCATGGCCGCAGCATTTCGGGGCTGTGGAACGCGCGCGCGGGCGCGTTCAATTACCCGACCGAGGATGCCGCCACCGTTGACCTGGAGCTTGCAAGCTCCGGCGAAATGACCGTCGAGCCCCTAGAGACCGCGTAACATGCCGGGCAATCGGTCAGTGAGGGTGCAGGTGGGCGACTGGTCGGCTGATGTGCCGCTGGAATTCCAGCGGCTCAAGCAGCTCTGTGACCGCGAGCATGACCCCTATGTGCTGCTGGCCGGGCATGCAACCCGGCCAAGCAGCACGCTCGGGCTCAACACGGCCCGCGCCGTCGATGTGCTGTCAATCGTCACGGGTAAACCCCATGATGCTTTTTGGCAGTTGGCCGCCGAGCACAAGCCCATCGCTGTCATTAGCGCTGCGGTTGACGTGCTCGTGGGCTTTGCCACTGCCGGCCAGCCGGCCACGCCCGTGGGCGACACCGAGCAAGGTGACGCGCCCGCCCCAAAAGCCTGACGGCGGCAGCGCTGGTGTGGGATCAATACCGCGCATGGCTGGCCTGGGCTTTGCCGCCGGCCGACTTTTGGACAGCAACGCCAGCAGACTGGTGGGCAGTGTTTGACATGCGACGCACCGACGCAAGGCACCAGCAGGCAGCGCGTGACCCCGACATACGGGCGGCGCTCGGGCTGGGTGAAGCATGAGCGGCATTCGGCGAGCTGCTGCTGCTGTGGGCCTGAGCAGGTTGTCAATGCTGCTAACGTTTGATGAGCGCAAGCTGCGCCAGCGGCTGGCCTCGACGTTCCCGCAGCAGCACCGCGAGGCAGCGCGAACCATGCTCAAGGCAGTTGCAAAAGATACGCTGGCCGAAGTACGCAAGCAGGCCCCGAGGCGCGACGGTGTGCTACACCGTGCGCTGTATACCAAGCTCCTGCGTGACCAGGCAGGCCGGCCGCCGGCAGCTGATGTGCGCGTGCGCACTGGCAAGCGCTACCAGGCAAGTGCCGACGGCAAGCGCAAAGACCGCGACGCATTTTACTGGCGATTTTTGGAATTCGGCACTAAGCACATACTGCCCGTGCGCTTTGTTGAGGCCGCTAAGCGTGTGATGGCCCCGAGACTTCGGCAGTATTTCGGCGAGTACCGAGCAGCGCTAAAGCGCAAAGGCTGATATGTCTGACCTGATTATCCGCACGGCGCTCGATGACTCGGGCCTAAACCAGCAGCTAAACAAGCTGCACCGAAAGTTTAGCTCTGCGTTCCGGTCATTTCGGCCGGTAGCCATTCCGGTGGCCGCAGTCGCCGGCATCGCGCTGCTGGCATCGAAGCTCGCCGACGTGGGCGAGGCCGCAGCTAATGCGGTAGCGCCGCTCCATGACATGGCATTCCGCACCGGCCTGACGGCCGAGCGCTTGCAGGAGCTGCGCATTATCGCCGAGCAAACAGGTGGCAGCGCTGACGCCCTCGACGCCGGCCTGGTGCGGCTCAATGCGAACCTTGGCAAGATAGCCACGGGTGTGCCGGTCAAAGAGTTTACCGACGCCATGACATCAATCGGCGTCAAGTTTCGCGACGCCGAGGGCAACGCCCTGAGCGTCGGTGAAGTGTGGGACAACCTAACCGAGCGCGTGAGCAGTGGAGCGCTCACGCAACAGCAGGCAGTCGGCGCAGCCACTGCCGCCTTTGGGCGCAACGGCCAGCAGCTGGTCGAGACATTGACGGCAGCGCGCGAGCAGCAGCAGGCCATCATCGACGCAGCCCGAGCCGTCGGCGCCATCATTCCGAATGAGGCCGTGCGCCGAGCTGATGAGTACGCCGACAGGCTGGCCCTCATCAACAAAGGCACCCAAGCGCTACAGCTCCAGCGTGACCTAGCGCTGGCGCCCCTGGCAGTCGAGTGGGCCAAAATCCAAAACAGCATCGCCCAGGCCGTCATCGGGTTTACTGACTTCATCGGCCTGACCGACTCACGCGCCCTGGTCGAGCTTGAGCGCGACTTGGCCGACATGAATACCGAGATTGAGGACCTGCTCATAAAAATTTCCGGCGCCAGGTACCGCGAGTCGGTGCGGGTGTCCGAAGTGCGGCTAGCCGAGCTTGAGGGCGAGCGGGTGCTGCTACAGTCACGCATTGATGAGCTGAAAGCTGCGCAAGCAAACGCGCGCAGCGCCTTTGCCGAGGATGAGGCCGGCGCCGAGGATGACGCCATAGCCACGCTGCGAGCCCGCAATGAGTTTCAGCTGGCAGTCATCGAGTCAGCCAAGCAGCTCGAAGAAAACGAGCAAGCCATGGACATGGCAGAGGCCATGCGACGGGCCGAGGACCGCGCCTTTTTTGACCAGTGGGAAATCGAGCTGAAAGCCCACCAGGATGCCGTGCGAGAAAACCAAAATGAAAACATGCTGCGCATGATTGAGGCACGCGAGCAGCTGGAGCGGCGCGAGCAGGAAATGGCAGCCGCGCAGCGTGCCCGCACGCGCGGAGTTATCGCCGACTTTGCCGACGCCTTTGGCGCGCTGTCCGATCACAGCAAGCGGGCATTTAAGATCAGCAAGGCGCTGAGTATCGCAAACGCTATCGTCAACACGCATGAGGCCGTGACTGCTGCACTGGCTGCCAAAGAGCTGCCCGTGTTCCTGCGCTTTGCTATGGCCGCCGCTGCCGCAGCCAAAGGCGCGGCGCAGGTGGCGGCAATTAAGCGCACCGAATTCGGCAGCGGCACAACGCCGACCGTTGCCGGCACGCCGACGGTGAATGGCTTTCCCGTCGCGCAGCAGCAGACTCTCAGAGTGGTGGGCATCAATGCCAGCACGCTGCTGAGCGGCGATGCCGTGCGAGACCTTGCGCAGCGGCTATTAGACTTCCAACGTGACGGCGGCAAAGTGGTGCTCACAGAATGATAGTCATTACCGGCAACATGGTGCTGAGCGCAGCCGAGCTGCTGCTGTTTGGCGATGAGGCGCTAAGTGGAGACCACCCGCGCATTGGCTATCACAGCATAGCGACAATCGAAAACCTGACGGCCACGCAAGAGGCCGACGGCTACCCCGTTGGCAACCTGGCCAGGCCGGCGACTAATGTGAGCTGGCGCGGCACATCGACTGCCGAGCAATACGTGCAAATCAACGGCGCGGGCGCGGCTAACTACTTCGCGTTTGCCGGCCACAATCTACAGCTCGGAGTGGTGCAGCTCCAGGCCAGCGACAACGGTGTGGACTGGCTAGACATCACCGACGAGCTTGTGCCCGGCGACGGGCAAGCCTTTATGGTGGAATTCGACACGGTTGAGCACGCCTACTGGCGCTTGCGCATTGTGCCGTTTGTCGCGCCACCCGAGCTGCATGTGCTGCATGTCGGCCAGCTCCTGCGCGTGCAACGGCGCATTTACGTAGGCCACACGCCGCTAGTGCTCGCGCGCCAGGATGAAGTCAGCACGGGCTTTAGTGAGACCGGCCACTATATCGGCCGCCTGCGTCGAGCCGGCGGCCTTGCCACCGAAGTGTCGCTGCGCAATTTGACTTCGGCCTGGTACCGCGGCGCATTCGAGCCGTTTGTCGAGCACTCCATAACGGGTGCATTCTTTTTTGCGTGGCGCCCGCTAGACTTTCCCGCTGATGTTGGCTACTGCTGGCTGGCCGGCAACATTGCCCCAGTCAACCAGGCCGGCGGTCTCATGGCTGTTTCATTCTCGGTGCGTGCGTGGGTACCGTAACCGAGCGCGTTGAGCTGGAGCTTGACGAATACAGCACGCTGACTCTGCTGCACATTGATGAGCCGAGCGGCAGCAACGTGCTGCCCATAATCCGCGGCGTAGCAGTCGCGCCCGGCGTCATAGCGCCGGGCGAGGGCATGGGCATACGTGAATCTATCACGGTGCAGTGTGCTGACATTCAGTTTGCAGTCGCCGGCACCGAGTATGAGTCAGGCACGCTGTGGCCGAAAATCCGCGCCATTTACGGCACGCTGCGCGGCAGACGCCTGCGCTATGTCATCGACATCGACGGCGTGACCGAGACCCGCCACTATTTGATTGACGCCCTAAGCGTGGTCGCCGACGGCGCAACCATCACGGCGCGCGATGACCTGTGGACGTTGGCCAGCACAATGGCCCGAGCGCCCGACGCATCACCGGGGCGAACCACCGCGCCCGTGGCTGAGCTTGACAGCAGTCTGACGCTCACGCCTTCCGGCGTGGGCGACGGGTTTTACCGCCCGGCCGGTGTGGCTGTGCTCGGCGGCAGTGAAGTGGTGCGCTACACCCGCAGCGGCGACGTGCTGACACTCGCCGAGCGAGCAATGCACGGCACAGTGTCACCGGCCACTCATGAGGCCGACAGCACCGTGCAGGAGATTTTAGAATTCAACACCGGCAGCGCGCATGACGTGAGCCTTGCCGATTTCAACGCGGCAGGGCTGGAAGTGCCCCAGGGCTTCACATGGCACGGCGGCCGGCCGGCTGAGATACTGTCATACCTGCTCGTGCGATATGGGCGCATCGACCCCTCAATAATTCCGCTGGCCAGCTGGTATGCTGAGACCGACCGCAACTATGGCGCGCGCATCGCACAGCCCGAGGGCGTGGGCGTGCTGGTCGGCGAGCTGATACAGCAGGCCGGGCTCGCCATGTGGGCAGACTCGGTGCTTTCGCGCATTCACATGCGCGCCCTGGTCAACATCAGCGGCGCGGCGCCATTGGGCGCCGACCGTGTGGCAAACTACAGCTGTAGGGATCAGTCCGAAAAGCAGGTGACCGAGTGCTGGGCCTACTGGGGGCAAATCAACCCGACCGAGCGCATTGACGAGAAAAAGAATTACCGCGCCATACAGCTGGGCGTCGCAAGTGACGTGTACCCCGAGCTTGACGGGACCGACAGACACATACGCACCATGATGTGCCGCTGGGTGAACACGCAAGCAAATGCCGAGTGGCTGGTGCGCATGATGCTTGCCCGTTACGCAACGCCCCCGCGGGAATTCACCGGCACTCTGCACCGCAGTGACCCGGCGTACTTTCCTAGCATGGGGCAGCGTGTTGCGCTCGGCCACTATTCATTGCAAAACGTGCTCGGCGCCGAGCAGTCGGTGCTCGCGCAGGTCATCAGCATACGCCCGGCGTGGGACACGCTCACGTATCAGCTGGAGGAATTAGACCTGCGCGCCCTGCAAACAGAGCCGGGCTTTCAGCGCGTTGTGTACCTGGTGCCGAATGACCGCAATGTTAACCTGCGCACGCTCCATGACATTCAGTATGCTGACCCAGTGGCTGGCGATAACGTGCTATTCATACTTGAGCAGGGCAACACTGTCGGCTCGGCCGTGCCCGGCCGGCCGGCTGTCATCGACGGTGAGTGGCCTGCCGGCGTCACCCGCACGCTGTGGGTGCAGCCTGGCGCGAGCATCGAGGGCCGCGGCGGCGACGGCATGCACGCCTATGCCGAGGGCGCCGGGGCGTTCCCTGGCAATGTCGGCCTCGAAGTGGTGACAAGCGGCCTAATGGTGCGCAATGAGGGCACAATAGCCGGCGGCGGCGGCGGCGCAGCGCGCCGCTCGTTTGCCCACCCGCTGGCATACGGTCAGAGTTACCCAGGCGGCGGCGGCGATGGTACTGACCCAGGCTTGACCGGCGGCCCCGGCGTCGCCGGCTTTGAGGCGCCATGGTCACCAGGTGGTGCGCTCGGACAGCCAGGCCCCGACGGCCTTGACTATAATATAGTCTTTGTCGGCCCGTTCCCGACGCTCGTGCCGTTCACGGTGCCAGGTGGCGCAGCGGGCAAGTCAGTGGTGGGATATGACAACGTGACGTGGCTCAATGAGGGCACGCTGCTAGGGCCTATCGTCCCATGATTTCGCACCACCACCTGTTACAAGTGGTCATCAGGCCCGCGCTGCGGTACCTTGACGCCACGGCTAAAATACCGAACACCCCCGCGGCGCAGGCGCTCATGCTAGGCACTGCGCTGGCCGAGTCACGCGGCATTTACTTGCGGCAGCTCGGCGACGGCCCGGCGCTCGGGCTGTGGCAAGTCGAGCCGGCCACCGAGCGTGACGTGTGGGAAAATTGGCTCAAGTACCGCGCCACTGCGTTGCGGGCCGTCAGTGACGTGCTCGGCCTTGAGCGTGCTGGCGCCGCTACGCTCGCGCTGCGTCAGCTGGCGCTCGCCGCGAACCTGCATTACAGCTGCATCATTGCTCGACTTGTCTACTACCGCGCGCCCGAGTCGCTACCGCGTGTTGACAGCACGCTCAGTGACATGGCCGACGCCTTTGCTGCCTACTGGAAAAAGCATTACAACACCCACAAGGGCAAGGGTGACCCCGACGCGGTGGCTGGCTATTTTGAGGATGCCTTGCAGCTAGTATGCGCCCCATCAGCATAAGCACCGGCACCGGGCACGCGCCAATAGCAACCCCGGCAGTGCACAGCTGGGGCTCGCTGCGCGAGCTGCTGGCCACGCCTGCCGTTGTGACTGACAAGGCCGCGGCAGGCTGGTGGGCGCCGGCAGTGTTCGCAGAGAATCACCGACGCATAGCCAACGTGCAGCATGTCAGCTGCGCGGTGCTCGACTATGACAATGACGGCCCCGAGCGCGTGGCCGCCATGTTGGCGCAGAGCTTGCCCGGCACCGAGGCGCTAATTGTTTCGAGCTGGTCACACATGGCTGACGGTGTGACCGGAAAGTGCAGGCTAGTGCTGCCGCTCGCCCGCGACATCGACGTGGCCACGCACGCGCGCGTGTGGGACTGGCTGAGCAGGCTTTTGCCCGGCAGTGACTTGGCATGCAGCGACCCCTCGCGCATGTGGCACATGCCGGCAGTGACGCGCGACAGCGCGGCGCTATTCGAGGCCAGGCAGCAGTCGGGCTCATGGCTCGACCCCGACCGAGCGCCGCAGCTCCCAAGCCGGCCAGCCCCGAGCGCCGCGGACTTGGCGCAGGATTTCGGCCAGCCCGGTAACCGTCATCGGGATTTTCTAAAGCTCGCGGGCAGGCTTCGCGCATCGGGGCTCGGGTATGAGCTGGCCGAGGGCATAGTGCGTGACCTGTGCCAGCGCATCGGGGCTGATGAGTCGCACCACCTGGAAAGCCTGGCGTATGTCTATGACCAGCCCGAGCAAGAGCAGCAGCGCACGGGCCTGGTATTCGAGCAGCCGCCAGCGGACTTACTGACACGGGCGTGGCCGCCACACCCCGCAGTGATTGACGGCCTGATGCCGCGTGGCTCGGTCACGCTGCTTGCGAGCCAGGATGGCATCGGCAAATCCCGGCTGGTGCTGCTCATGGCCGCCCACATAGCGGCCGGCGTCGCGTTTGCCGGTCACGCTACCGAGCGCAGCCTGGTATGCTATGTCGCCGCCGAGGATAGCGTGCAGGAAGTGTGGCGACGGCTCGCCGCCGTGTACCGCACCTACCCGGCACTAGCAGCCGGCCGTGACTCTGTGCGCGTCGCTGGCCCCCGTCACGGCGCGTTGCGTATTGTGGTGTCAGTCTCGGGTGCTGGGCTTGTGGTGGCCCCTGATATTGACTCGCTAGTGCAGAGCTGCGCAGGCGCCGGGCTCATAGTGCTCGACACCCTAAGCAGGGTGCATGGGCAAAACGAGAATGACAACGCTGTGGGAGCTGCGCTCATCAGTGCGGGCGAGCGGCTGGCCGGCGAGACCGGCGCGGCAGTGCTCATGGTGCACCACGTCGGGAAGGCTGCCCGCGGCGACGCTGGGCAGGGGGCGAGCCGCGGAGCGTCGAGCCTTGAGGCAAACAGCCGCAGCGTGCTGCGCTTGCTGCGCGCGCTACGCGGTGACATGCCCGGCACCGAGCCCGATAGTAAAGAATCCGAGGAAATCATGGAGGGCTTTTACCGACTCGTGCAGCCCAAGTATTCATACGGGCCGAGCGCTCGCCCGATATGGCTGCGTGACTCACCGAGCGGCAGCCTTGCGCTGGCTGACATGTGATGCAGCTGACGCTCGACTTTGAGACCACAAACACGCGGGCAGGAGTCGCCACCGAGCCGGCTAATAGAATAGTGGTCACCGCGTACAAAGTGAACGCGGGGCAGGTGCATCGCTGCGACGGCTGGCCGCAGGAGCTGCCGGCGCTGTTGCGCGAGGCATCGCAGGTCATCGCCCACCACTGCAAGTTTGAGGCAGGGTGGCTGTACCGCATGGGCGTGCGCCCTGAGCAGCTGCAATGGTTTGACCCGATGCTGGCCGAGTGGGTGCTGCTCGGGAACAACCCGCACAAACTTTCGCTGTCGCTCGACGCTTGCGCCGGCCGCTACAAGCTGGCCCGCAAAGAGCCTTTCATTGACGCCTTAATGGGTGGTGGCGTTTGCCCGTCACGCATGCCTCGCGGTCTCCTGCTCGACCGTTGCGCCCTCGATGTGCAAACCACCTGGGAGCTTGCGCAGCTCCAGCAGCAGCGCATTGCTGAGCGTGGCCAGCTCACGCATGAGATTGTGCGCCTGCGCTGCGAGGCCGCCGCAGAGCTTGCGCTGGTCGAGGCCGCAGCAGCTGAGCACCTGTGGTGCCTCGACGCTGGCAAGGTTACCGAGGCCACCGAGGCCGCCACTGCTACCGAGGCCGCGGCGCTACGCGCCATGCGGCTAATGTCGGGACCGCTGCCGGCGCCCAAGCCTGCCGAATTCGACCAGGGCAGCACTGAGGATATGAGCGAGGTTTTGTATGGTGAGCTGCCGAGGCGTGAGCGCAGCCGAAACAAGCAAAAATACTTTGAGCCCGCGCCGGCGCGCTTCGCGCTGCGGCTGGGATTTCCAAAGCCTGGAAAGGATGCGCGCCGGCCGCCATCCAAGCGCTGGGAGCGAGGCAGCCCCCTGCTGAATGCGGACATTATTGATGAGCTGCTGCGCTCGGCAGTCACCGACCAGCAACAGCAATTCCTAACGCTGTACGCCGAGGCCCGCGAGTCACGCTCACTGCTCGACAAGAATCTAAAATTCTACGGCTATTGCCTGCGTGAGCGTGGCGGGCACTATGGCATCGAGCTGGCGCAGGGCCGCACGGCCACGCACCGACTTGCCGCACAGGGCGTGCGTGAGACTTTCGCCGACGGCACCGAGCTGGGACCGCAAGAGCAAAACATACCGCGAGCGCTCAAGGGCCTGACGCGCGCGGCGTCACCCGACGCCTGTGCGCTGACTGCTGACGCCAAGCAGCTGGAATTCCGAGCCGCCGCTGAGCTGTGCGGCGATGAGCAAGCCAAGGCCGATGTACGTAACCCCGACTTTGACGCGCACATACAAACGCTGGCTGTGCTCAAGTACGGCAGCGACGCTGCATACGCTGACCTGCTCGCGCGGTATCGTCAGGGCGACAAGCAGGTGGCCTGGGAGCGCAATGACAACGCAACGTGCAAGAGTCACACGTATAAGCCGCTTTTCGGCGGCGAAAAGGGCACGCCCGAGCAGGAGCGCTACTACCGGTATTTCCGCGAGCGGTACCAGGGCATCGCCGACGCGCAGCTGAAATGGCAAAAGCTCGTGCTGGTGAATGGGCATCATGACCACATCGGCATGCGGTTTGCCTATGACGTGCGCATGAAACGTGGGTTACTGTGGGACAACCTGAAAGGCAAACCGGCAGGGCCTGCAATCAGCAATCACCCCATACAGCGCTTTGCGACTGGTGAGCTTATGGTGCGCGCACTGGTGTGCGCCGCACGCCGGCTGCGGCCGTTCGGCGGCAGAGTCACCGGGGCAGTGCATGACTCGGTGCGCGCTGTTGTTCCACGCGCCGGGTCGCCGGGCTGGCAGGAATGCGCCAAGGCCGTCGGCGTGGCGTTCACCGATGACGTGCGGGCCTGGCTACGCGAGGCCCTGGGCATGACCTGGGGCTTACCACTTGGCGTTGACATTAACGTGGGCCTATACTTTGACCGTTCCGACATTTCCACAATGAGCATTGAGGGTTAAAACACATGGACATTTCCAATGACTTGGCCGGCGGCTCGCTGCTGAATTACCGAGACCTGAAAGCAGCGGGCGGCGTCGCCAGCGGGCGCATCGCGGGCGTGACTCGCCGCTCATTCGATGACGGCAGCAGCAAGGTGGTGGTGGTATTCGAGTCAGGCGCGGCCGTCGCCCTGAACAAAACAAACCTGGTCGCCCTCGCCGATGCTTTCGGCAATGAAACCGACGCATGGGTGGGCAAAGAGCTGGAGCTGACGGCCGACCCGTCGGTGAAGCACAAGGGCAAAACCGTCGGCGGCATCGTCATAAAGGTGAAGCGTTGAGCGGGTTTTTTGTCACGGCCCAGCAGCGCAGCATTGTGCTGCAAGCGGCACAGCGCACCGCTGCGCGCCTGCTCGAAATCGAGCTGCGCTTGTGCGGCACGCCTAACCAGCTGTGGCCGATGCCCGAGGATGAGGCCGCGCGCCTCGCTGCCGTCGAGGCGCGTCATGGCATGCTCACGCAGCGACTCTATGACGCTGCGCTTGCGTTTTACGCCGAGCAGGCCCCCGCGACGCCGGCAGCTCCTGCGCAGTCGCATGGCAGCAACCCGCAACCCCCGGCAGGCCCCAAGCCGGCGCCACCGAGCAACCCACCGGCACCAGGTAAGGGCCTGCGCCTGTGAGTCAGGCCCGAGCTGTGCTCTTGGTTGACATCGACAGCATGCTGTATGCGGCAGCTGGCGCGGCGCAGTTGAGCGAGTACGCCCTGGTGAGCGGCACCATTGATGAGTCGCGCCGGGCAGTGGCCACGCTCTACACCACATGGGGCGAGGCCAACAAGGCCCGCTCCCAAGCATTGGGCTTCGATGCGCCGCGCATTTTTTCCCGCAATATCCTGCTGCCCGTCGAGCACGCCGTGCACGAGCTTACGCAGCGGCTCACGTTCCTGCTCAACCAGTACCCGCAGCATGAGCATGAGCTGTACGTGTCAGGCTACGGCAATTATCGCGAAGTCATAGCACGCCGCGCGCGGTACAAGTGGAATCGAGTCGAGGCAGCCAAGCCCCAGCACTTCGGCACGCTGCGAAAGTATGCCATTGATGAGCTGGGCGCGCGCATGGTGCACTGGTGCGAGCCCGATGACGTGCTCGCTACCCGAGCCGCGCAGCTCCGCGAGGCCGGCCGGTTTTACGTTATCGCGTCAATCGACAAAGACCTGGCGCAAGTGCCTGGAGTGCATCATAGCTTCGATGACATGCCCCGACGCATCGAGCATCGTGACGCCGTGCTGTGGTTTTACTGTCAGGCCATCGCTGGTGACAGCACCGACGGCATTGCGGGCGTAAAGGGCATCGGTGCCACTAAGGCCGGCCGTCGGCTGGCTGCGCTCGGCCCCGAGGCCAGCGAGCTGGAGCTGTGGGCCGAAACAGTCAACGCATACGCCGACGCCGGCCACCCCGACCCGCGCGCCATTGCGCTGGAGACTGCGCGCCTTGTGTGGCTCTGCGACTGCTTGCCGCTTGAGGCCATGCAGAGCGCCGCGCAGGAGTACGCCACGCACCTGGCCATGCCGACGGTGCCGCTGTGGGTGCCCCCCGACGAGCGGTGACATGGGACGGCTGAGCAAGCGCAAGGGGGCGACGGCCGAGCGTGAGCTGGTGCGAGCGCTCAATGAGCTGGCAGGCATGACCGGGGCGCCGCAGGTGGCCACTCGGGTGCTGGGGCAGGCCCGCGACGGCGGCCATGACATCACTTACCGCAAGGGCCTGGCGCTATTCGAGGCCAAGCATAGGAAAGTGGTCAACCTGCTGGCAGCAATCGAGCAGGTGCGCGCAGCAGTCGCAAAGTACCAGCTGGAAAACGGCGGCCCCAAGCCGCTGCCGGTGGTGGCTTACAAACGAGACCGCACGCCATGGACTTGCCTCATGGTGCTCGACTTAGATGACTGCGTGCGAGTGCTGGAGCTTCTGGCTGAGCTGAAACGCGCGACACTGCGCGATGGCGAGCAGACTGACAACCTGAGCGGCGCAAGAGACTGAGAGAATGACACGCAAAAAGTACCGGGATTTTCCCATGCACCTGGTGATACCTGACACGCAGTGCAAGCCTGGCGTGGACCTGCGGCACATGCTGTGGACTGGGTTTTATATTCGCCGCAAACGCCCTGACGTTATCGTGCACCTGGGCGACCATTGGGACATGCCCAGCCTTTCGAGCTATGACCGAGGCACAAAACGTGCCGAGGGCCGCCGCTACGTGCATGACATTGCGGCAGGTAACTACGCCATGCAGCTACTGCTCGACCAGTTTGCTGACATGCCCGACTATAAGCCGCTCATGGTATTTTGCATCGGCAATCATGAGGAAAGGATACTGCGGCACGCCGAGGCGCACCCCGAGCTGGCCGGCACTCTCACCTATGACTCACTCAACCTGAGCGCCTGGCAGGTTGCCGACTATTTGACTATCAAAAAAGTGCATGGCGTGGCGTATACGCATTTCATCACCCACCCGATGACCGGCAAGCCGCTGGGCGGCAACGCGCAGCGCCGGCTAGTCAATGTCGGGTATAGCTTCACCATGGGGCACCAGCAAGGAAAGGACCAGGCCGAGCGCTGGCTGAGCGACGGCACCGTGCAGCGCTGCCTCATCGCCGGCAGCTGCTACATTCATGATGAAAGCTACAAAGGCCCGCAGGGTAATAGGCATTGGCGCGGCGTTGTGGTCAAGCATGAAGTACGCCGCGGAAATTATGACCTTATGGAAGTGTCCCTAGGATTCCTGCAACGGCACTATGAGCGCCACGCGCGCAAGCCGCGGCGCTCCGCGATCAAATACCAGCCCCGGCGACAGTCTGCAAAATGAAGCACAGGGGCGTTATAATGGCTGTGCTCATGCGGCTGCTGCCTGGTAGGCCAGTCGCTCGATACGTGATGCTAGGCAAGCTGCTGGCCAAGCTCGCGCGGTACATCAGGCAGCGACGCAAAGCAAAGGGCAAAGGTGGCAAGATGAAAGGCAAGCTAGTGCAGAGCCTGACCGAAAAGGCGGCCAGGTGGATTATGGCGGCAGCTGGTGCGGCCGGTGTGGTGGTGTCCGATGACGTTGCGCTGACAATCGCATCGGGCCTGGTGGCCCTCGCGTCGCTGGTGTGGTCGGTCATCGACGCGAAGCGCAAAGCAAAGCCGGCACGCGCGCGTAAGTCCGAGGCCCCGGCCGCGGAGTAATGCACCCATGACATTGGATGAAGCCCAGCAGAGCAGCCGCGTGGTCGGTGACTGCCGTCAGCTGTGGATTGCCTGCATGCTCGCATACGTGCAGGGACACTCATCAATCGACGGCGGCGTGGTTGTCCCATTCGACGCCAAGGTGGCAGCAGACTGGGCCGATGACGTTATAAAGCAGTACGCCAAGCGCCTCGACGCCGCGGTGCATGGTGGATTCAAGCTCAAGCCGGGGGCTGCATGACCGATGAGCTGCCGGTGCACTATGGCAGTCTCGGTGACGTTGCCCGCATGCTCGGGCTGTCCCGGTGGACTGTGCGGCGCCGAATTAAGGCCGGGCTCTTGCCAGGTCCGGTGCCATCACCGGCCGGCACAAACGCGCCGCGGTATGACCTGCGAGCCATCGCAGAGCTGATGCGCAAGGCAAAGGAAAAAAAGTAAATGACCAAGCTCTCATACGCAGCACAGCAGCAAGTCGATAGCCTGAAAGCGGCCCTAGTCGCTGCTAAGCGCACGGTGGCCAGCCTTGAGGCACAGCAGGTTGAGATAAGCAAGGCAGCCGACGCATGGCGCACGCGCGCCACGCGCGCGGAGCGCTTAGCCTGGGGGCTTTTCTTGGGCACGGTGCTGGCCGCGGCTATCTTTGCTGCGGCTGGCTGCTCGACTGTCGGCAAGCAGTATGACCGGCCGCCGGCTCGGGTTATCTACATGGACAACTATGACCGCTGGCAGGAGCGCACTGGAGATCGGGCCATATACAAGTGCCTCGACGGCTACGCCCTATGCAAGAGCTGGGGCACGCTTGAGTGCATGTGCGTGCCTCACGGTACCCCGGCCATTCTGACCCCGCGCGGCACATGGCGGTAATAGGCGCCATTCTCCTGGGGGCTGCCGTCATCGTGCTGACGCTGCTGCTGCTGCCCTACGCATTTACGCTGCTCCTGGTGGCCGCCTTGGCGTACACCTGCTATTGCGTGGGCTGCCAGGCTCTGCGGGGCTTGAGCTGGGCACTGCGTCACAGCCGCAAGGCTGTGCGTAACGGTGTGAGTAACACCCAGGGCCGATAAGGCCCTACCCTAGCATCTGCGGGCCTTACGGGGCGGCCTGCGTATCCTCGACGACGAGCGCAGCACCAGGGTGCAGGTGGGTGCATGGGGGTGCACCAGGTGCGGCTCGGGCGGCCTGCCTAGCTAGGAGACAAAATAATAGGGTGCAGGTGGGTGCATGGGGGTGCATGCAGTGCGGGGGGCTTGTGAGTAACGCTGTGAGTAAGCTAGACTGTGTGCCAGGTCACAGAATAACACCGGCAGGGGGCACACAATGCAAGCCGTCAGTCAACCACATGGAGCACCTATCGTGAGCACTAAACTGCGCGCATGGCCCAATGGCCTGGGCTTTGATTTCCGCGACTGGGAGCTGGTCAAGCTCGACAGCGGTGAGTGGTCGGCCACCTGGCGCCCTCGCGCCTTCGGCGCCGTCGCCGCGGTCGGCACCGGCCGCACCTACGCCGAGGCCATGCAGTCGGCAACGCACACGCCCGAATACACCGAACACCGCGAGCGGGTAGCGCGTGCCACCCACGCGGCCGTTACCATTGGCGAGCTGCGCCGGCTGGTGCGTCAATGAGGCGCCTAAAAGCCGAAAGCCTGCTGGCCCAGCGCTATGAGTCGATGCGCGCAGCGCAGGCGGCGCTAAACGCGCACGCTGAGCACAAGCTAAGCACCGACCTGAATGACCCCGAGGCCGACCCGCAGCTGATTCTCACCGACCTGCTGGCTGACCTGATGGTATGGGCGACATTCTACCGAGTCACCGAGGATGGCCGGGTAAACATGGCCCTAGCGCTGCGCACCGCGGCCTCGACCGTCAAACGCGAGGGGGTGCCATCATGAGCCGCAAATGGCACAAGCTCGCCGCCGAGCAGGTGGCGCGGCATAAGCGCATCATTGCAGAGCGTGGCGACTCAGAGCCGTGCTGTTACGGGCACTTCGGGTGCTCGACTAACGGCATTGACGGCGGCCCCTGCCTCGATGAAGCATGCCATGAGGTTGAGCGGCACGAGCGCGAGACCGAGGGCACCGCGTGAGCAAGGAAAAGAGCTTGCTGGAAGTGCGCGAGCGGCATGACTGTGCCGTATACGCCCTCGCCGCCGCTGCTGGCATTCCATACGCCGACGCGCACGCGGCCCTCAAAGCCGCGGGCAGGCGCAGCCGCTGCCGAACAAAGGGCCGCGTCATGCGCGCTGCGCTGCTGGCGTGCGGGCTCATGGTCGAGCGGTGCATGCGCCCGCAAACGCAGCGCCGGCATGTGCTTGACCATGTGCGCCCGCGCGGCGCATTCATCGCACGCAGCACCGGCCACCTGTTTGCGGTGGTCGATGGCCAGGTGCACGACTGCTGGCCGAACCAGTCACCCCGAGCCCGGCTGCATGAAGTGTGGGAGCTGCTGCCGACTTTCAAACCCAGGAGACACCCGACCATGAAACAGACAACAGTGCTAGACAACATCGCTGCCCGTACTCAGTACCTGAGTGAATCCGAAGTGCAGGCCATGCGCGGTCACGCGCACATGCCCGGAAATCACGCCGAGCGCTTGCAGCAAATCAACCCGATGACATACAGCGACCTGATTGACGCCCCCAAGGGCGGCAACCCAGTGACGCGCAGGCGTGCGCTGCGCCATGCCAAGGCCCTGGAGCACCTGGCCGACGCCGAGCGGGCCATGGTGCGCACGTTCAATCGCTGGGCCAAGCTCAGGGACCAGGTGGCCAGGCTCGAAAAGCAGCTCGACCGGGACATGGTGGCCGAGGCCCAAGCCGGCCGGCTGTGAGTAACGCATACACAGGGTGTGACGTGCGTCACAGTATGCCCAGGCGGCCGGGTAGACAATAGGCCCCATGAATACCACCGGACACATAGCCATGAAACTGACCGACGCCAAAATACGCGCGAGCAAGCCCCTGGGCCGCCCCTACCTGGTAGCCGACGGCCGCGGCCTCGCGCTGCGCGTGTCGCCCACTGGCGCACGCTCCTGGTACTACCGCTACCGTTTCAACGGCCGTGCCAACATGCTGGGGCTTGGCGAGTACCCGACCGTCACGCTGTCCGAGGCGCGCGAGCGCCACATCGACATGCGCCGGCAGCTCGCCCAGGGCATCGACCCGTCAGCCATGCGCAAACAGGCAGTGGTCGAGGCCATGCGCGCGGTGCTGCTCGGTGACTACGCGCCGGGCACGTATGCGCAGTACGCCGATGAGCACAAACTGAGCGCCGGCACCCGCGACGCATACAGCCGCGCCCTGGGTTACTACGTGGCCGCCATCGGCACAGGCAAGCCGGTGCGCGACATCACGGCAGCCGACGTGCACGCGGCGAGCAAGTCAGTGCTTGAGCGTGGGCATGAGACCGCAAAAAAGGGCCTGCAAGCTCTGCGTCATGTGTTCGCACACGCCATGGCCACAAGCCTGGTGCCATTCGACCCGGCGCAGGCCGTCAAGCTGCCCAAGCCCAAGCACTCGAAACAGCACCGGCTCGGCGCCACCACTCAGGATGCAATGCGCGGAGTGCTCCAAGCCATCGAGCGTGCCGGCCTCGCCCGCCCGGTGCATATCGCGCTGCGCATACTGGCCGCCGTGTTCCCGCGGCCTAATGAGCTGTGCTTGGCCACCTGGGGCGAGATTGACCTGGAGGGCGGCATGTGGCGCGTGCCTGCCGAGCGCACGAAAATGCGCAAAGAGCACGTCATACCGATGCCCACGCAAGTGGTGGCCATGCTGCGCGAGCTGCGCGGAGCGAGCGAGCCGGCAGCCGATGCGCGAGTGTTCGCGAAAGTCAGCGACAGCACCCTACGCTCGGGCCTCAAGGCCGCGGGCCTCGCAGGTGTGCAGCAGCCGCATGGCTTCCGAGCGTCGGCAAGCACGCTGCTGCATGAAATGGGAGAATCGAGCGACGTTATCGAAATGGCACTGGCGCACGCAGTGCCGGGCGTCAAAGGCGTGTACAATCGTGCACACCTGCTGCCCCAGCGCAAGGAAATGCTACAGCGCTGGGCCGATCACTTGGACTCACTGACGCAGGAGTAAAACACATGCGCACACTTTCAGGATACGGGCTCGGGCTTGCTTTGTGTCTCGCCATCCTGCTGCTTTTTGGCGGCTGGGACATGCGCAGCGAGTATGGCTACACGCACGGCACTTTCGACACATGGGCCGCGTGCTCGCAGAGCGTGCGCCGTGACCGCGAGACCCGCACGGGCGACGCGGTGCGGCTCGGCCTGCGCTTTTCATGCCGGCCGGCAGCGTTTGGGCTCACAAGGTAGGGGGCAACATGTCACCGCGAACACTTGAACGCCGAACGATATGCCGCAGCTGCAAGCAGCCGCACAGCCAGCGAAATGAAAGCTGCGCGGAATTCGCACGGCGCCGGGCCGAGGGCCTGGTGTGCGATGAGATTGAGCTGCGCGGCAACACCACCAGCACCCGGCTGCGCGCGCTGCGCGTCGGCGAGTGCGAGCACATCACGCTTGAGACAAAAGAGGCAAAGTAAATGAGCCACGCACGGGACATACTAAAATCATATATTGAATGGTGGTTGAAGATTCCAAAAACCCCGACCGACGTGGCAACCGCAAAAGCCTTGCGCCGAATGGCGTCAAAGCTCACTAGGACAGCAAGTAAGCATAGGACGAAGGCAGCGACAGGCACCCCTAATAAACAATGAAAACCACAACCATGCTGCCTCGCTGCTACTGCTGCGGCAAGGAAATCGGCGACACGCTTGCGCTGGTCGCCATGAGTGCCGACCCTGACCGGGCTTTTCTTTTCCTACCCGAGCACGCCCACCGTGCTGACGCCTCGCACATAATCGTGCGCCTGGTCAATCGTCCCAAGCCCGAGCCTATACCCGATGAGCGCCGGCAACGGTGCCGGCACTGCGGGTGCCCCGTGCCATGCCCCTGCTAGACACGCCCCATGCCCTGGGCATACACTTGGGTGAAATCAACTAGGCCAAGCAGGAGACCCCGACCATGACCCGACATGACGCACCGCGCGGCAATGTTCTAGTGCTGCGCACCGGCTATAACCCGCATGAGGACCTGACGCCGAAGCGTGCAGCGCGAAGGCGCCGCAGCCTGTGGCTCGCAGTTGTGCTAATCGCCAGCCTGGTGTCGATAGCCGGCAGCGTCGGCGGCCTTATCACCATGTGGCTGCGCGCATGGAGCTGATGCCCACACTGCCAGTGCGCACAGTCTTTGTGACCATGCCGCACGCGAGAATGCGCCGGGCGCTATTCGAGCAGCAGCTGCAACGTGACCGCGCGATACATGAAATAATCGGCCGGCCCGAATACGTCACGGGCATGCCGCCGCGAAACTGTCACGCCCCCGTCGGCATCGACCTGACGCAGCACAGCTGGTCATGCTACATGACGCAGCTGCGTGAGATTGACCGAGCACTTGCCGAGCGCGCCGACGCTCTGCTAATCCTTGAGGATGACATAGTGTTTGACTCGACGTTTGTGCTAGGCACCGTGCAATTTTTGCGCGCAGTGCTGCAAGCGCTGGAGCTTGGGCAGCTCAGTGACGTGCCCCACGTATTCATGCTCGGCGGCAACCACAAAGCAAAGCCGCGCGACGTTGCGCCGGGCTTTTACGTGTGCACCGACACCACCATGCACCATGCGTGGCTACTCACCCGCGCCGGCCTCGCAGCAGTCTCAGAGCTGCTGCATGATTTCAATTACGTGCGTGAGCTTGGGCGCACCGGCCGAAAGCAAAACAAGGACCAGGTGGTGGCCAGCGCTATGGCATGCGGTCGGGTGCGAGCGGTTTGCCCGCGGCACCGCTGGCTAGCACATCAGCGTGTGGGCCGCAGTGACCGCAGCGGCACCACGTTTAGGGCGAGGCCCGGCTGGGGCGTAGCGCGGACAAATCCTAACGTGCGGTGGAAGGAATGAAGCGCAGCGCGCTGCGCACCCAAGTCGGTGGCAAGCATTACAAGCTCGCGGGCATTCAGCCGGTAGAGTTTATCGTCAGCAACGGAATGGGCTTTTGCGAGGGCTGCATAATCAAATACGTGCACCGGCACCGACGCAAAGGCGGCCGGGCTGACTTGCTCAAGGCGCGGCACTTCATCGACCTGCTGCTTGAGCTTGAATACGGGCCGCGGAAAAAGTGAGCATGCACTGGGTAAGCTACGCGCAGGCTGCTGACGATATGGCCGAATGGGCAATGCGCGAGCCAGTGCTGCGCGAGGCTGCCGCATTCATCGGTGTGCCTCGCAGCGGTCTCCTGCTCGCCAACATGCTGGCACTGCACCTAAATAAGCACCTGCTGCCCTTGCCATGGCTGTGGCGCGGCGACAGCGTTGAGCCGCTGCGGCGAGGCAGCCGCGGCATGGGACCTGGCCACGTTGTGGTCATTGAGGATTCAGTGCTTACCGGCGCAACGCTGCGGCAGCTCATGCGCCGTGTCAAAGACTCGGGACCGCACAGGCCCGTGCGCTTCGCGGCTGCCTACGTGCGGGCCGACACGCCCGGCCTGTTTCCCGGCTTGCTGTACGCCCGCGTCATTCCACGTTACGCAGCATTCGCGTGGAATTGGGCGCACCAGCGCAGACTTGAGCAAGCCGTGCTCGACATGGATGGCGTGCTATTCCCAATGGGCGCGGCCATTGATGAGCTTGACGCCGTGCCGCTAGTGGTGCCGACATACGCACCGCTCGCGATAGCGACGGGGCGCCGGGAAAAGTACCGGGCGGCGACGCTGGCGTGGCTGCGCAGGTGGGGCATACCGACTCGCACGCTGCACATGATGCCCACCGACAAGGATGCCCACGCCACGGTCGGGGGCGTTGTGGGGCACAAGTCATCGGTGGCCAAAGCGCTCGGCGCGCTTTGGTTTGTTGAGTCCGAGGCCGACCAGTCAGCCGACATCAGCACGGCTGCTGGCATTCCCGTGCTTTGCACTGCTGACTGGCGACTGTATGCCGGCGGCAGGCCGCGCGGCTAGGAAAAGTGACCCATGAGCGAACCACACAAAATGCGTGCGCGCGGCAGCGCTGCCGATGTTGGCCTGCGTGAGCTGTGCGAGTACATCAATGACACCCACGGGCAAGTCGAGCGCATGGCCGAGCTTGGCGTGTGGGCTGGTGAGTCAACTGCGATTTTTATTGCCATGCTCGCGCCCAGCACGCTCATCGCTGTCGATGCTTGGCGCAGTATGACCGGCCGACACCGCAAAAATAATGACTGGCGAGACTACAACAGCGCGGAGCTGGCCTTTCGCGAGCGCATGCGCCTGATTCGCGAGCGGCACCTGGAGGGCATCGGCGTCGATGCGCCGCTGTCGATATACCCGCCCATGTGGCATTTAGACTTGCGCAAAGAGGACACCGTAAAGGCTGCCACCGATTGCCCTGACCATTCACTTGACCTGGTGTACATCGACGCGGCGCACGATTACAAATCGGTGCGCGCGGACATTCTAGCGTGGCTGCCGAAACTGAAACGCGGCGGCATCATGGCAGGGCATGACTATGACTTTTCGACTGCGCAGAGCCGCGGCTATGGTGTCATACGCGCAGTGCATGAAGTGTTTTGCTGCCCTGACCGCGTATTCCGCGACACGTCATGGCTGGTGAGACCGAGCCGCAAACGCTGCATGACGGGCAAGCGCACATGGCTGAGTCGGCGAAAGTAGGCAAACGTGGCGAAGCGCACCCCTGACCTGTGCGTGCTGTGCGAGCTGCCGCTGGCGTACACCGACGCTGCCGGCGCAATGGGAAATACGCGCAGCTCATTTAGACACCCAGGCTGCCACAAGCTCACGCAGGGCGAGCGCTACATGGTGCATTGGAATGGCGCCGCGTGGTTTGTGAAAGCCTACGGCTATTTTGTTGTGCAAGGTGGCTTTAAGGCCCCATGGGGCGCAGCCTGGCGCGAGATATGGGCCGACTCGATTGAGCACGCACGCGACAGAGCCAAGCTGCAATACGGCATACGCGGTGAGCGGTGGCCGCTGTGACGCCCGAGCTGTGCATTGTGGTGTGGTGCTGGGGCGCTTACCCCACCGACGGCCTTGCTGCGCTGATGGCGCGCTGCGCGCGGTACTTCCCACCGCATGCGTTTGTGGTGCTCACCGAGCCCGGCCGGCGCGACTACATTTATGACATGCTGCTGACGTTGCACATGCGAATGGCGAGCGCCGAGCACAAGCCGGCGCGAGTGCTCGCCATAGCTCCGCGCGTGCCGCCACACATGTGGGGCATGGTTGACCCCGCGCGGCCCCGCGTGTGGCAGTCATTCCCGCCGTGTTACGTGCGCCTGTGGGCGTGGTCTCGGGCCTTTGCGATCACGCTGCGCATGCATGAGCTGCCTGAGCGTGTGCTGCAACTAGATATGGACTGTGCGCCAGTCGCCGACTGCGAGCACCTACTGCGAGGCAGGTATGAGACTGCCCCGGTGGTGCTCATGTCGGGACAGTGCCGCCCCGATGCGTCACGCTGGCATCGGACTTTCAGCACCTACTCGGGCGGCATGATGCTGCTTACACCAGGCAGCGTGCCCGACCTGTGGGCCGATTTCACCGCAGAGCTGCGCGAACATGGGCGCCCGCAAAACCGTCGCCCCGGCAGCGACCAGGTGCTCATCAGCCAGTACCTGGGCAAAGGCGTGCCGACTTGGCACCACACGGCCGGAATATGGCGCGCGCGTGAGCTGCCTGTGTACCGCCGCGGCACGCTGGAGACCACCGCGCTGCCTGACACCGCGGCCCTGGTGCAGTTTAGTGCCGGGTGTCAACCATGGACTGACAAAGCAAGGCGCCTGCACCCGTGGCTAGTCACTCGCTGAGCATCATGGACAGCATACTTGTCTGCATGTGCGTGAGCCGCACGCCATGCGGTCGCTGGGGCTTGCTGTGGCAGGTTGACCATGAGACCAGGCGCCCGATTGTCACCGACAGCACAAACCCCGACGGCAGCGTGAAATTTATTCCGTTGCTGTACCCGACCTATGATGAAGCTCGAAAGGCATTCGACGCGGTGGCCCACATGATTGACCAGGGCTTCATGCTGCCGAGCGTGATACGCGAAGGCGTGCTGGTCGAGCTGCACAACCGCTATGACGGCCGACCGCTATGCTGACGCTGCTGCTATGGTACTGGCGCGGGTGGCGCCCGGTGTACACATCGACTGACGTGCACGCATCGGCTGCCCTGTTTCGCAAGCACTTGCCTGACGGCAGCCGCATTCTGTGCGTGACCGATCAGAAGCTACACGCATGCTGCCGGGCGTTGCTCGACGGCGTGGTGCAGTTACCTGCCGACCCATTTGCTGGTGTGCGCGGGGTACGCCCCTGCACGCCGATGGCCAGCTGGGTGCGCATGAATCAGTGCAACGCTGAGTGGCTGCACAGCATCGGCGTCAGCGGCCCGGTCATGTCAGTTGACATGGACAGCGTGGCCGTCGCCGACTTGTCGCCGCTGTTGAGCCCGCCCGAGGCCATCAAATGGCAGGCCCTGCGCTCGGCGTCAGCGAGGCTTAACCCGTCGGTGCTTTGGCAGCGTGAGCCCGGAGTGTTGCAGGGTGCCTGGGACAATATGACGCTGGCCGCAGTGCGTGCTATCCCGAGGCACATCATTGGCAGTGACCAGGCGTGGCTTAGCTGGTGGCGTCATACGCATCAAACGCCCACGCCTATGCTGCTTGACCGTAGCCATGGCGTGTATCAGTACGCGGTGAAGCTCTGCGACATCAGGCGCCGGCCTGCTCTGCCCAGGCTGTGGACTTTCGCAGGCTCGCGTAAGCAGTGGGACCGTGTTACCCGTTTCGGGCTGTCAGCGAAAGCGCACGTTGTGTGGCGTGACACGGTGAAGGCTTGCCGCTGTGCTTAGCTTAGAATCTATGCGCCTCGACATGCGCCCTGCTCAGGTCAGTAGCGTGCTGCGCGTCAGCGCTCACACGCGCTGTTACATGGCGCCGACCAGGGCGCTGCTCATGTCATGTACAGGGGCAGCAAGAATGCTGCAATCCAAAAAGCATCGAGTCAATAGCTGCACCCTGATGCACCCGCATGCACCCATAATCAGAAGCAAGAGCAGGGCAGCTCTGCGCATTTGCACCCAGGTGCACCCCAGTGCCCCCGCATGCACCACTGCATACCATGGCTAAGTCATTGAGTCACCGTAAGCGTGGCCGAGCAGCAGCAGCAAGGCGCAAGCGCATGCTACTGCGTGAGCCCCTATGCCGTATGTGCTGGGCTCGCACATGCTCCCATGACAAGGCAGGATATGTGCAGGGTGGTGACGGTACCTTGCACTGTGTACGCGAGGCCCAGGAGCTTGACCACATCAGGCCCCTGCACATGGGTGGCCATGACATACCCAGCAACATGCAGCCCCTGTGCCTCGACTGTCACAAGCTCAAGAGCGCACGCGAGCAGGCCCAGCACCGAGGCAAGGGCGACAAGCCCGAGCCCCATGCTACTGGCCTCGATGGTTACCCAGTCCATGAGCAGGAGCTGAGCCCCGAGCCGTATGAGCCCAGCCCCTATGATGGCACCTACAGCGAGGAATGATGCAACATAACTACCAGCAAGGGCCTTGCCGGCTGCCTGTGCTGAGTCAGGAGCTGGTACCAGCACCCCACCCTGTAGGGTTGCATGGCCTTAATGGTGCCGCCCCATATCGCAACCTGCGCAGCCTGATGAGCCGGGGGGTTGTTTGCCAGGAGCTGCCTAGGCCCCGGACAC